ATCTTCCGTAGTCAGAAGATGATCCTTGAGAGTAGTGACCCGGACTTTGCTGGAAACAACACCACCTGGCGCAGTAAACGATGCACCAGCAGAAATACCGGTGATCGTTGCCTGACTTACAGTGAAATACTCCCGCAAATCCCAGAGAAACACACCCTGTTGTTCATCAGTGGGATCTGTTGCAATCGAAAGCCCTGATTGGGTGATTCCTCTTTCGTCATAACCCAACGGGACGTTGCGTCCTAGTGCCTCGGTTTGACGGCTAGAAAGACGCAGTTGTAGTTGACCCTTAGTGGGGTTTGTTTCTACAATTCCCCAGGTATCAACAGCAGACGCAGGGGACGTTGAGTCATTAAAGAAACGCCTGATGTCTGCAACTAACACTGAATTACTGTAGTCATAGGGATACCCCCATGGCTTTTCAATGTTCAGCTGAAGCTCATCGAAGGAATCTCCCTCTCGTACTGTTACAGCGATATTATCCAGAGCCATATTTATTGAGCGAGAAGCTTGTTAATTAGGCGCTGACGGGGTGTATCTTCAGGACTAATAACAGGAGCTGAAGATGATAGACTCTGCGCTTTATCTAACTTTAGCTGATGAAGTTCAAGTACAGATAAATAGTATTGAGAGTTTAATTCTTGCGTCCGTTGGAGTTCCGACTCTAAGAATTTAATCCGGGCCTCAAGACGCTCAGGAGGAACTGGAACCTCTTTCACGATGGTGTAAACCTGGGGCTCCTTATCAGTTTGAAGCTCGGTAATAGTCATATCACGATCAACCAAGGATTGCTCAGAAGCCGCTTTATAGGCTTCAAACTTGGTGGATACATCGGCTAGCTTCTTATGTGCCGAACTGAGCTGCGCTTCCAAAGCAGCGACCTGCTCCATGGAAGCTGCAAGTTCAGATGCTAGGCGCTTGATTTGAACAAGATCAGAACGGTTATTACGCTGCTCAGGTTTTAGTGACTCCTTTTTGGCTGGTGATACATCGATCTCGGCGACGTTTTGAACACGCCACCTCAACGTGTAATCAACCCGTCTGTAGTCCCCCGGTTTTTTGAATCCGACCAGATACTCAACCCCGTGCGGTGTAGGCAGCAAGTCAATATCAATAAAACCCTCCTTTACAGGATATTGGTTCTCATGACGTTCACAACCAAAAAATGGCTTACTGGGCCTCACAACTAAGAGCCCGTCACGGCTGTCCTCAAAAAGCTGCCCGAAGACTCTAGTCATCGTCAAACCTGCCTATAAGAAATAGTGACGCCAAGATTCACAGCCTTGGTGACCGTAATAGTTCCCGCACCTGCACTTGTAATATCAACAACCGTAGGGGGATCCGTAGACGCATTAGCCTCCGACGTTGCAAGCTTGATCGTATCGGCCGTGTCCTCTACGACGTAGTAGACAGTTCCTGCGACAAGACCGGCCGGGATTGTTGTCGATGCCGCAACCTTAACGGCATCTCGAAACTTCAATCCGTGGGATTCAATGGCCAGCGTATCTGATGTGTCATTCACCAGACGGACGGGCAAAACCTCCTCGGTGAGCACTAAATTCAACTTGTCACCACTGTCAGTTTCAAACAGACCAATATCTGAACTATGACTGACAAACTGGTTAGTCGTCAGGTGCAGATCACCGCTAATGTCATCAGTTTCCTGGCTCTGAAACTTGACTGTGCAGGGAGCATCGGCACTCAATGCGTAACTAAGAACTCTTAATTTGGTGTTTGAAACAGAGCTGATTAAATCAGCGGAAGCCGTCAGATTAGACGCAACAAACCTAATGTCTGTAGAAAAAGTGTCGTGGAAGGTAATATGTCCATCAGTAGTCGAACCCGTACCCGTGCCACGGATGTAGGCGTCATTACCATTAGCGTCACGTCCGTATAGCGTCATCAGACAAAACTCAGAAAAATTGTGTTCCGGGTATCACTAAAAATAGAAGTGAAACCATACAAAGAGAATGTACCAGATTCTACGAACTCCGATTTAGTGCCGGATCTGGTAATCGCTCGTATCCGCATTTTAGCGTCACCTAAATCACCAGCAGTAAACTCGGCCTCCGTCGTGTAGAAAAAACCCTTATTAATATAGGTATCTAGAGTTTGACTAAAAAGTTCAACTTCATATCGATCAACTGTATTTATAGGCTCGTCACCCCCGAAAAAGAAGCCAGGCAAAATCGCGTCTAATGTGCCGTAACCAGGCCTTGTAGGAGCCTCCCAGCTAATAGTGATAATCGCATTAGGATCGATTGTCATTATCTTTCTGGTGTGCGGAGCTGGAATTGAAGGCTAGACCTTTTGATTGTGATATTTGAACCTGATGAGTAACGGGTTGTATAACTAGCTGCAGTAAGCTCTGCCCCACTTCCACCATCAACAAAGTCAAACTTTGATTTGTCGTATTTAATGGCAATCACAGTATAGGTATTGTCTCCATTCTCCTTAATAGTTTGAACGCGGTACATCGGCTCCTTTGCCAACTGTATAGTAGGATTTTCTTTAACAATCGCCCACATATCCATCGTAGATGGCCTATTAGATCCGAATGTCCCGATGATTCTGATAGTGCCATCGGATCTGATGCTGCTAATCGAGAATTTATTGGCGACACCCGAGGGGCCATATACATATAAAAACCAATTAGTAGGACTACTTCTAGCTGTAAGATTGCGGTCAGCAATAATCCTATTGTCAGCAACGGTTTTGATACGCCCCCCGGACTCGTGATTAGTTTTTAGCGGGTCCATAACTAAACAAATATCCCCCGGCAACAACATTGCTCCATCAGGACCGACCTTAAAACTGACTGTCTCAGTTGACAGTGTGTTTGAAGCCAACGTATAACGACCAATCCGTATCGCCTGTTCCTCGCTAGTACAACCTAAAGCCCGAACCTGAGTAAGGTTGTACCCATAACGATCAATAAGTCCTGCGTCCTCAATTAAAGTCTTACGCTCTGTGTAAAACTCTGAAGGGTCAACAAATGAAACCTGGACTGCTGTACTACGAGAACGGCGACCAGTTCCCTCATAAGAGAAATGGGAACCGGCCGAAGAGGCATCACCGCTACCGATCGTGTTAGCCGAAGAATAAAGACGTATGTTAGTAGTATCTTCTAATTTCTTATCAACAACAATAGTGATAAAACCACCCGCATAAATGATTTGACCCTGGAATGTAGCTGCTACTCCACGAAACAATTCAAGAGCGTCGGCATCCTTATTGATATAACCATTAAATGTAATTCCCTTATCTTCACAATATCGAGCAGCGTTCTTGAAAGAAGCCAGATCACAATCCTGCATACGAATACCGGCCTGCACATGCTCATGATCTTCGATCGTGTAGGTTCTATACCCCGCTCCATACCGAGGATTAGTCAATAAATCCAGGAGAATATACGCTGGATTATTGCTGTAGCTGTAACTTACTTGTAATGAAGAATTAAGCGTAGGTACAACTAAACCTTTAAGTCGAGCCTGTATTTTCGGAAATTGACCAAATTCACCGGCTGCAAACTTAAGCGCTAGCAAGGACGAGTACGGATAAACTAGACGCTCGGCCCAAGTCACATCAGCAGAAATCCAAGTTACAGGGGACTTCGTCCATGTGTACTGGCGTTGAGATGATTCACCAGACTTGGTGACGGGTCCCCGTGGCCCTTTCCGATCAATACGAGTCACACGCATTGAAATCGGTTCTACTGCATCCTGAATATCAAAATCGTACTCTCTTAGTTGAGTAGACGTTACCTTCTCAAACCGCTTCGTGGACGAGTGCAAAATATCCGCATTTCCATCCAAAATTTGAATGACTATTTCAGTAGGATTATCAGCGCCTCCGCTATCATCTGATTCTGTATAGTCTCTAAAATTGGAATCACTGCCGCCGCTATCACTCTTATTCTTCGTCTGATAGACAGGTCCGATACTTAAACGAATCGTGACCGTATCTGCCTCTTTTTGAGTAAAGGTTCTAGTAATTTGTGTATTCGGCGTTCCATCATCGTCACCATCATAGTCCCCGCCTTGAGGATTAAAAGGGACATTGATCGGAATACTGAAACCGGCTGACTTGACGATGTCGATACTTTTGGTCGTCTGACTGCCGTTTGTTAGTTGCACATTCTGAATGAGACTAGCTTTGGCAACCATCCCGTCAAGATACAAATCTTCGTTAACGCTGGTAGGAAAACCTGCTATCTCTCCTTCAGAAACTAAACCAAGGAAGTAACCTTCGTTGTTGTCAATATATGAAGCTACGGTTGGCATGTTGTCAACTAGATACTCACCGTATAACAGCGGTACAGCTTGCCCATTTACAGCAACTGGTGCCGCACCTCTTGAAATGGCGTCATCGGCACCCGCTGATTCTTGCCTATTCTTTTGAGTAGGTAAACCTGGCGCAAATAAACTCGCTACACCCGTAAAAATAAGCCCGATGCCTAGAGACATCGTTGCTGTCTGAATACCTGCAGAGATAGTACCGGCGGCTCCCCAAGTCACAAAGCCGAAACCTGTCATTGCAAAAGCAACCAAAGCAACGCCAGCCAAAATGCTGAGAATTCCTCCAGTCTTGCCACCGCCAAATAAACCGAAGAAATTACCGGTAATGACAGGCACCAATGTGAATGACTGACAACCCAGCTGCAACTCGTCATACCCAACCCCAGTTAAGTCGTCGGTGTTGGACGTAATGATCTGAAAGTAAATCCCACGCTCATGCGCGGAAGTCAAGAATGCACGAAAGCCAGGCACAAGCTGGCAGAGCGCTCTAATCGCCTCGTTTGGGCTATGCACAGCAAGTTGATGCTCCACCCCGAAGCGCTTACCTATAAATCCGGCAAATTTGATCCGCATTAGCTTCCTAAAATCTTCTCAAATACTTCGACGCCTGTAGTGGAAGAGTATCGTTCAATTCGATCCATCTCAACTACATACAAATAAGACGTTAAACCCATATTGGCGGCTACAAGAATGTCTTGCTCGCTAAAACCATAATCACCCTTTGGATGCGAATGATAAATAGTGTTTGGGTCGTGTTTAAGAAAATCCTCACCACTAATCACAAAAGATTCCTCCACATCGTCTGCATGATTGACTAGAGGGATGACAACGCTCCCATCAACAAAGCCGCAAGCTTCATTTGGAAACTCTGCTATACAAGCCCTGGCAATATCAATATGCAGCTTAGAAGTCATTAGTTGGCTGTAGGAAATCCACCAAAGCGCAAATCACTATCAGGGAAACGCTCCCTACAAGCGGCTAAGGTCTTAGGACACTCACTCCTGTTTGACTGAGACCTACAATCCGGTCCTTTGTAAACGAAAGGACAATAGTTGGAGTACATACGACGCTTAGGAAAACGAATACCCTCAACATCAAAGACAGAGGCCAGTTCGTAA